ATGCAATTCGACGCACGCGCCGCAAAGCTTCTTGAGCCAGGCCGACACCTTACCATTGATGGATACCCCGGTCTGCGCCTGGAAGCCACTGCGACAGCGCGGACGTGGACCTACCGATACAGGAGTCCCGTCAACGGCAACATGCGGCAGAAGAAGCTGGGTCGGTGGCCAGCAATGTCCATCGCCGCCGCAATCGTGGAGTGGGAGCGACTGCGACAGCTGCGTGACGCGGGAGTAGACGTGGCTGTACAGGCAAAGGAGGCGCGCCAAGCAGCCAAAGTGGCTGCCGCTGTCGCTCGGGAAAAGCAAAAGGGCGCGCTGACAGTGGCGGGCGCGTGCGCGATCTATCACGCAGGGCACATCAAGCTGCACCGCACAGAGAAGGGCCAGGTCGAGATCGCTCGAATGTTCAACACTATGCTGGGAGATCTGGCTGACAAGCCCGCAGGGGAGGTCACGCGGGCGGACGCGTTCGGGTTGATCGAATCATATGGGCACATCCCTGTCCAGGCGCAGATCCTACGCCGTGAGTTGGGGGCGGCTTGGGACCATTGCCATGACGCAGGAAAGCTGCCCGAGACCGTGCCCAATTGGTGGCGCATGATTCTTCGGGGGAAGCTGAAATCGAAGGGAAAGGCGATCAACGGCAAGAAGAGCGGCGTGAAAAAGCGAGTCCTGTCGCCGAAGGAAGCTGGGGAATTAATTCCTTGGCTCCCCAACTTTTCGCGCGACGTGGAGGATTTTTTGACGCTGTATCTCTGGACTTGCGCCAGTGGGGCCGAGATCGGTGCTATCGAAGCCGAGGAAATCTCGGACGAAGCTGACGGCTTATGGTGGACGGTACCGAAAGAAAAAACGAAAAATGCAAAACGACCGGAAGCTACGGATTTTCGCGTGCCTTTGGTCGGTCGTGCAGAACAGGTGGTCAGGCGGCGGCTGGCCACGCAGAAAACGGGATACTTGTTTCCCTCGTACGGGAAGTCGGGCCACTGGGAACAAAAGTCGGTGCAGACCCGCGTTTACTACCACCAGCCATACAGCGAAACTGCTCCAGATAGGAAGCGTGAACGGTTGACAGTGACGCATTGGGCGCCGCATGACCTGCGGCGCACGTCTCGCACATTCCTCGCTTCCCTCGGCTGCCCGCGTGAGGTGGGCGAAGTAATTCTGGGCCATATGCTGCCTGGAGTTGAGGGGGTGTACAACCGGCATGCCTACGACAAAGAGCGCCGCCTATGGCTCAAGCGCTTGTCTGTGTATCTGGAAAAGCTGGTCAAGAGTGCCGTTTAACCACCCGCACTTCTAGCGGGGGCGCGTCTTGGCTTTTTCGCCCCGGTGTTGCACGGCGGAACAATCGTAGACCGAGGGCGACTCGCCGCCCACTCCACAACTTCGGCATAGAGATAACCAACGCGCCGTCCGGACAGTTCCCTCGGCGCGGGGAACTCATTGCGGGTCACCATGGCCTGGATGGTTGATTCGGCCAAGGTGGTGATCAATGCTACGGTCGGCAGATCCACGTAGACCGGCTCAATACGAAATTCAGCGCTCATTAGACTTCTCCTGCGACCGCTGGACGGTCTCATCTTTCAGATCAGATTTCCGTTCCAGCCATTTCCGGTATCGACCAAAGCTACCTTTGGCTTCCGCCTGCGGCACGGAAATTCCTTGCCGTTCGTCAAGCCACGCTTGCACTTCGCCGCCTGACCACATCTTGCGCAGATGCGTCGGGAACAGGATGCGCACCGCCTCGCTGGCCTGGGGCGCGGCATTAATGGGTTCCGTCTTGCTGCCGTCGTTAGGCACCTTCATTCCGCGCACGATGCACGCGTCGTCGCGCATGCCCGCCTCTGCCAGCCGGTCGGCTGCGTGGTCCAGCACGATATTCAAGTGCGGGCGCTGCGCTTCCCCGGATACAGGGGCAACTACTAGGGGGCCCCATTCAACCTCGGGATAGTTCGCCAGCGGTTTGGTATAGAGCGGTCCAGTCATCAGGCGCTCCAGTTCATTAGCGAAGTCGTGATCTACGTCCGAATCTTCGCACCCGGTGGCATTTTCGATGCCCTCCTTCAGGTACTCCAGCACCTCTGTGCTCAGTCGGATCGGCATCTCGTTGGCTACAGGGGCGCGTGCCACTGAGTCGGTAGGGAAACGAAAGCCGCCAGAGCAGACAGCCCGGACAAACTCTTTGCGCAGCGCCTCGCCGTAGAAGCCCAACGTGACGAACGCCTGATTCTTGTGCGTCGTGTCGACGCTAAACGGAACCGGGATACGGACCGCCCGCTCATCGGCGACAGGGGCGCGCACCTGGGACATGATGCAAGCGCGCCAGCCATTGGTGAAGTGGCCCAGGTCGCTGACGTTGGCCGGGTCGTCGGCGTCCACGGCGTAGCACAGTTCGAAACCTGAGCGGATTTCCTTGTTGTCCGCAAGGGCGGTTGTGGTGTGATCGGTCATGCCGCCTCCTTTCCGATGTTGCGATACATGCGGTCCACGGCCTTTTGCCGGGCGTCCAGCTTTTGGGATCGCATCAAGTGGTCGTTCAGAGCTTTGTCGTAGGGTTCAATCTCGCGTAGCAGCCGGATCTTTTCGTCGATGTCCGTGGTCTCGTTACATTGGACGGCCAGTGCGTCGCGCTTCGTGAAGTCGGCTTTCTCAGTTTCCCAACGAGCAAGCTCCGCGTCGTAGTCGGCCAACAGCTTCTTGCTAGCAATCTTCCAGCGGATGAAAAGCAGGTCTCGGCGACTAATGCGCAGGAAGAAGCCCTTTTCACGCACGAAAGCGATGATTTCTTCCTTCGTGAACTCGTTGAGGACGTCGACGCCTGTTGTCATGCCTCACCCCCTTTGCCCTGCTGGGCGGCAATGGCGGCGCGGTCCAGGCGTTCGATTTCCGCCAGGATTAGCGCACCCGCTTTGACGAGGTTGCGGCGCGGGTCGGTGCTAGGCTTCCACCAGTATTCGGACCACGGCCAGTTCTCGACGTAAGGCGTTTTGAAGGCGTTTCCGGTAGTGGCACCTTCATGCTGTAGCCCAGCACATTGAGCGTAGGAGGCAGCTGCCGACGCCAGTTCTCCGCTGTCGTATTGGTCGTCGTTTTCCGGCTCCCAACCTTCGGCACTGATCTGCCGCTGACGCTCGGACAGCACATCGCGCGCGGCCGCTGTTCGCGCATCACCAGCAGCGGGGGCGAGGAAGCCCACGGCTGCGAGGGCGGCCCGCATTCGTTCGCGGAAGTGTTCTTGCTGGTCACGCGTTAGCGCAGCGCGCGGGCTTGCGGCGAACCACGCAGTTACAGCAGCGTCGAGCAGTTCAACCGGGGGCGCGTTATCGGGGGCGGTCATTCGGAGGGTTCCTGTTCGGTGGGGATCTCGGCCTGGCCGGCAGCTGCTGCGGCTTCGGCTTGGAGGCGCTGCTTTTCGGCTTGCTTGGCGCGGACGGTTTCAACCGCGCCATGAGCCTGGAACAGATCCAGCAAGGTGGCGGTAGGGATGGTGATGGTTTCGGGCGCCACGCGGCCTTCCTGCGTGTCTACGAGGGTTGCACGCTGGTTAGGGTCCAGTCCCTTGATGAAGGCGTCCACGCCGTTGATGAGCGGGGAGACGACTTTGCGGGGCAGGGCGCGGCCGTGGATGGTGCCGGGCGTCACGCGGGACTTGCCGGAGGCCTTGGCCTTTTCAAACTCGCCTTGCAGGAATGAGCCAGCGCCCTCGCCATGCTTGGCAACCGCTTCGATGGCGGTGGACGCCTTTACCGCGCCGGAACGCACCAGGGCATGCACATCGCTGTTGGCGTGGGCCAGGGCGATCATCTTGGCGACCCATTGCGGGGATACCTGTTCCAGGCGGGCGATGCGCTCGTTGTCCCATCTGAAGCCGGCCAGCTTGGCATAGCCAAAGGCCGTTTCCAGTGGAAGGAGGTGACGGCCCTTGGCGCTGCTGATTACGCGGGCGGTACGGTCGGCGTCGTTGCCGACGAATGCCATCACGTCTATCCAGACGACCCCATCGTCATCCTGAAGCGGCGCGCCTGCGGCAATCGCTCTACCAATCTGTATGTGACGGCGGTGCCCTTCAACGATCCAGACGCCGCCTTCGTTGCGCGGGCGGACTTCCAGCGGCGGAAGCGGGCCGCCGGACATGATGTGCTGAAACAGGCTTTCGTCGTCGGCCTCGGCCTTTTCGCGCTCTTCGCCCTCCAGCAGTCCGATAGGGGTGCGCAGGTTAAAGCCGGGTTCGACATACAGGTCTTCGTAGCGGACCTGCATAGCGTGGGCGCGCTTGATTTCTTTGTTGAGTATCTTCTGCCTAAAAGAAACAGGCGCGGTGGATTGAGCGGACATGGAAAATCCTCAATGGGATACGATTTACAAACGGAGTACCAAAGGGGCGGGGTGATGGATAAGGAATTCGATTACCAGGGGCACCGCGTTTACGTGCGCGTCCGCGAGGTGTCGGGCGAGATGCTCGGATTCACCACTGGCCTGTGGCGGGCGAATGTGACCGTACAGCCCGAAGGGGCGGACTGGGTACAGGTCGGGAATGGGATGGAATTCGCTGATTCCGTTTCGGCCTACGAAGACGGCGAGGCAAGGGCAAAGGCTTTTGTCGACGGCTTGGCCTTGCATAAGGTCGTCTGAGGTTCGTCAGATTCGCTTTTCGCCGCCCAGGGCGTCGACGAGTTCGGCTAGGAGCTTTGCCAGTTCGCCGGTCATGAGGGTCATGTCCGAATCGAATTTCTCGGTATCGTTGGAGGCGGTGGTGTCGTTGCTCTCCTTCAGCACATCCAGGGGTGACACGCGCTTGATATCGAGGTCTTCGGTCAGGACAAAGGAAACCCGGTCAGCCCATGTGAGCGCGAGGCGGGTGCATTGCTTGCCGGACTGGATGTGTCGGCGCGCGTCTTCCGCGTCGATGGAGTGCTTCACGTAGCGGATAGCTGCGCCGCTTTCGCCTGATGACCGGAGTTCGGTGTCTTGGTCGATTGTGAAGTTGGCGGGCGCTTCATCTTCGGCCAGCCAGCCGGTCATGGCCGCAGCCGGAGACTGCGCGACGTACAGGTTCTCCAGAGGGAACGGCTCAACGCATTTGGCGAAGATGCCGATCACTTCGTCAGCCCGAGCGGAGGCGGCGGCGTCGATCACAAGCAAGCGGTTCAAAGGGTCGATCCACACACGGGTATCGCGGTAGATGCTGAATGCGCGGGGCAGGAGTTCGTCAGTGACGCGCTCCTTGATATCCTTCATCTGCTTGCGCCCCGGCTTGTAGCCTTGCTGCTCTTCAATTTCTTGGGCGCGGAACTTGGCCATCTGGTTGATGACCGTGGCTGGAAGCAACTTCTTTTCGGAACGCAGCGACAACAGGATCTGCCCATTCACGACGTGGGCGAAGCCGCCATTTTCACGGGGAGGCACCCAGCCGATCGATTGCACTTCGAGGTTATTGCCGGGCTGGAATGCGAAGCGCTCAAGGGCTGCTTGCAGTTCATCGCCGTACAAAGTCCAGGCGGCGGACAAGCGGTAGATCTTCAGATTTCTGAACCACATTTTGAAAACTCCAGGGCAAAGGGGGGCGATTACGGCCGGATCGGGGGAAAGCGGTCGGGCGACTGGCGATTGATCGCACGTCCGGCGTTGCGCACGCCCTTCCAGATGTTGCAGATGGTCCCGCGCGAGACATGGAACTGCGCCGCCAAGTCATAGACGCTGACGAAGCCCCGCATGGCGTTGATGTAGTCGATATGTTCGTCACTCAACGGCTGGCCCTTGACGGGCGGCGTGGGCGTTTCGAACTCAGGATGGAGGAAGGACGCAGGGGGCGCGACCGGGGGAGACCACCCGGCGCGGTCGCGCACAACAAAATCGATTCCGTTCATGCCGCGAAGCTCAGGAGCCAGCCGAGGATCTGGCGGCCGAAGAGAACGAATGCGGCGAAGCCGATGCCAGCGGCCCAAGCCCACGAAGCGGGAATGTCCGCGTCTTCGCTCCAGTTGCCCCGGCCTGCGTGGTCACGCGGGGCAATGATGTTGGTCAGCTTGCCCGCCGCTTGCGCGATGGACGGCACCTTGCGGCGGCGCGCGGTAGGCGCGGTTGCAGTGATTGCGTTCATGTTGCTTTCCAGGGATCGGCCGCGACATAGCGGCGGTTGAGGTATTCGCAGGCGGGGACCAGCGCCACCGCCGCCAAGGCGAGCAGGGCCAGGCCCCACCAGATGGCGGGGATGGTTGAAGGCATGGGGGAAGTGCGCGAATGCGCGGTGATGGGCTTTGGAGAGCAGGCCGGAGGCCCGGTTAATCCCTGAAAGTCATTTTCAGCGTCGGTGACGTTGCGACGCCGGCCCGCTCTCCAAAACCGCCCCGGCAGTGCGGGGCTGGTAGGGCGTTACTTGCTGATGTCGCTGCCGAAATTGAAAACGTCGATCAGTTCTTCGATGAAGCGTACGAGTGCTTCGAGCATGGCATTGCTCCGTAGATTGGGTTTGAGGAAGGACCGTGATACTGAGTGGCGTCGCCTTCCCAGCTGCCTTCTTGTAAGCGCTGCACTCAGACGGTGCCTCACCATTGCTCCCTGGCCAGCACGGGCACCGCAATGAAAAGTGAATTTGGTGGCGCGAGGGCTTCGGGGGTTAATTACGCTTACTTTGACGGGCGTGCTGGATCTACGGCAGAGGTAATCCTAGCTGGCGTACTCCAATTTAGGTATGTGGATTCGAAGAGCCTCCCCGTCATAATTGAGAAGCACGAAAACTGCTCCGATGAAATTCTGCCAAGGGAGATGCGTTTATGGCGACCAACCCAGCTTTTAACTTTAGCCGCTCTTCTGTTGTCGTTCGTACCGCCGCCTGCATTGCCTGTCTCAATTTGGCGGGGTGCCCTGCGGCCTCGCTTCCACGTACGCAGGCAATTGATGCAGAGGCCATAAATGCGGTGCAAACTGAGATAAAGCGCCAAGTGGGGGACTATTTGCGGTTCGCATATAGTGAACGAATTCCTACAGATCAGCCCAATCGCACAGCCGATCTTGCTTGCCCTGCGAAGGCGATAGATTTCCACATCGAAAGCATTCTTCTCGATTTGCAGACGACGCTGGACAACAAATCGGGGGTCACGGCCGATGTGAAAGGCCCCCCTATCGCACCGATTTCGCTGAACGTGGATGGCGACTTTACTCAGAACAACACGCAGAAGCTGACTTTTAAGCAGTATGTAATTCCGGATGGTTATTACGAGGGATATATAAAAAAAGGAACGCAGAAACGTCCTTCCGAGGATGATTCCTTGGCGACGCTTCTCACCCATCTCCATAAAGGACTGCTGGCTGCAAGAGGCTCCTATCCTTGTCTGACTGGAATAAATCTGGCTTCGGAGGACTCAGCCAATTCCAATTCATACGTCATCGGTCTGACGTTCACGGACCGAGGAAAGCTAGGAATTGGCATAGCTGCTGGGCCGCTTATATTGGCCGCTTCACATGAGCGAACGTTTAAAAATACTAATACCTTGACCGTGTCGTTTAGGCAGATTAATCGTGCATCGATTCCGGTAATTAAAAGCAAGCTCAATGGATCTAAAGGTGAAGCCGGGCAGGGGTATCAGCTATGTCGGCGAGGATCGGATCAAAGCTTTCTGCTTTTTTGGTGTGACAAAGACTTAAGAATGATCCCCTTCGAGGATCTCCCGGTTCACATGGAATTGTGATGCGGAGGAAAAAACAAATGGTGCTCTTTTCAGGAAGTGAACGAGCAACTGCGGTTTTAGCGATCGGCTTGCTGCTTCTGTCCATGCAAGGGTGCGGGAATGGTCAGCAATCGAGATCTGCGAGTAATGAGACGACGGAATTCTCGACCGTGGTGTTGCCCGTGGTGGTTGGGGGCAAGGATAAATTTGAAATGGCGGCGGATACCAATGCCCTCGCCACAGCTTTTAAGTCCGCCGGGTTTAATGCAATTATTGAGTCAGGGGCCGGTTCTAAGGCGCAAGTGTCGGGCCGTACGATATATGTCAACGCGATGGCTGGGGGGAATGAGTATTGTCTGGAAGCACTCGTTCGGGAAGAGCGTGGGAGCGAGCGGTTATGGCAGTTTGAATTGCGGCAATACAAAGTCGTCGGAGGAATGGTGCTAAATCGCGACAGATGCGCGACCGAATTCGTGGCAAGCTTGAAGCGGGAACTCGGCCGGCGAGCAAGGTAATCTAATCGCTCTGATTTCTCCCCTCATGCGCGCGGTCGGAATTTGGAAAACGCCGGGGTTATCGTCGCCACGCCCGGCTGGGCGTTGCTTGGGCGCGGTGCCTCAAGCACACAGGGGCCGGGGCGCGCTTGCGCCTGGCTGTCCTGTTTCGCCCTTCCCCTGTGGGGGCGGGCGGCCTCGGTTGTCAAAGAGCGGTACTCGCCTTCCCCATTCCGACTTTGTGGCGGTGACGTCTCCCGCTAGGCGATGGCCTGACTGCTGCTTGCGGGTCCGTGGGGTTGTGCCAGCAGCGCAGAGCTGCGTTAAGACGAATATTAGTAAACACTAAACTAATCGTCAAGTAAAAACTAAACTGATGGGCGTGCGCGGTCCGTGCCGTGGAAAAGCGAACGGTCAGGGCGAAAAAAAAGCCACCCGAAGGTGGCTTGGCTGGCGGGGTAAAACTATGCGCGAGTCCACTGTCCGGACTCGCTATCGCTCAAGCGATATCCAGCCCACACAACTTGGCCCAAGACACGAATGGGGGCGCCGTTCTCCAGCGGAATGTCCGGATAGCCAGGGTTAGATGAGCGGGCAACCCAGCGCTTGGTCAATCTGTCGCGGGTCACAGTCTTCACGATCATCTTGCCGTCGTAGTTGATCGCGTAGACGCCGCCGGCAGCCACGTCGTGCAGAGTGAGGCTTTCGTTAGGCACGACCAACAATGCCGCACCATCTCGAATGATCGGCTCCATGCTGTCGCCCTTGGCGTAGACGACGCGGGCTTTACCTGCGCCAGCGCCGACCGACCGGAGAAAAGACCGGCGGAATTGAACCGTGCCTGTCTCTTCTTCAGCGAGATTCTCAATGCCGTCCCCCGCAGCCAAACGAACGTTAGCCATTTCGGGCACTTTTTCGAACTTGTCATTGGCGGCGTGCGGTTCACCCGGCTCCACGTTGGCGACTACGCCCGCTTTCGTGCTGATTCGAATTCTGCTGTCGCGCTCATCCTGTACCCCGGCAATACGCATGGGGAACGGGTCGTCGGTCGCGTCCATGTCGACCAGCGTGTTGCGATTAGCGGTCTGGGGGCGGGCTTGCGCCGGGGGCGCAACGTTTATGCCCAACTTCAGCTGTGCGATAGCGAGTGCGATGGCGCCCTCAAGTGCGCTTAGTTGGCTCGGCGGCAACGCGCGGACTTCCGCCTCTGCGATGGAGGCGAAAGGCCACGGGGAGGGCGGGGCTGCGTCGGGGGGCGGCTTGGTGTCGCCGTTCAAGGGCGTGTCCAGAAAGCCCTCACCCATCCGGTAATCCCGCTCAAGCCTGCGCGCGGCTCGTTCCCCGATGGGGGCCGTGCCGGATAGGACTTGCGAGAAGTAGCTCTTCTCCCTGCTAGGCGCACCGTTCTGCTGCACCCACGCACGAAGATTCGCCCGTCGAATTTCTTGGATGGTCATGGCGAAAGTTTATAGGACACTAAATTAGTAAACACTTGACCTTACGGTTTAGTACTCACTAAACTTGGGCATGGACCTTAAGACCTATATCAGCACCAGCCCACGTGGCACAGCGGCGAGCTTAGCTAAGGCAATTGGCGTCTCGCCTTCTTATCTATCGCAGATGGCGTCGGGGCAGTCGCCTATCTCGCCAGAACGTTGCGTAGCAATCGAGCGGGCAACCGGTGCTGTTGTCAGGCGTCGTGATCTTTGGCCGGACGGCTGGGACCGAGTTTGGCCCGAACTCAAGGAGGCAGCGCATGGACAGCAGTAACGAACCTACCCCTATCCAACCGATAACGCCGGTTCCCAAACCAGATGACCGCGTCCAGATTGGCCCGTTGGATTGCTGAAAGTCGTTTTCCATGCAGCGCATCGTAAAGCCGCTGCCTCGCAATAGATACGTTCAGGAATGCTTGAAATGAACATCACCACTGCGGCCGATTTGACGGTGCACGAATACAAGGGCGGCAGCGAGTCGCTGGGGCCGCTTGTCGGTATCTCTGCGGCCGTGCTGCGCAACAAGGTCAACCCGAACAACACCACGCATCACCTGACCCTGGCCGAGGCTGATCGATTGGTACGGCTGACGGGCGATGCGCGGATCTTGTCCGCGTTCGCACATGCCAACGGTTATTTGCTGGTCAAAGCTCCCGACAGCTGCGGCGAAAGCGATATGTCCGTGCTCGAACAAATTGCGGCGCTGATGATTGCGCACGGTCGCTTCGGTCACGAGGTCTATGCGGCGCTCGCGGACGGGGGCGTTGATGCTGCCGAAGTCGTGCGTGTCAAAGCAGCGGGCCGCTCAGTGATGGAAACAGTGGTGGCCGTCGAAACACGGCTTGAAGGGATGGCCGACAAATGATGCACCGTGGAACGTCTGGTGTACCCGTGCTGGCGCGTATCGCGTCGACGGAGCGTAAGGGGGCGGCGCTTTCGCGCGCGGCTGCAATGATGTGCAACGGCGCGAAGTTCCAGCGGTGGGTTGCTTCCCGCGTTGGCGCCGCCCCCGAGGGCGTGTCGGCCCAGCAGCACGCCGCGCAGTACGTCCGCGATATGTGCGGCATCACCAGCCGCGCGGATCTGGATCACAACGCCGAAGCGGCCACTTTATTCCATACCGCCGTGCGCATCCCGTTCGTTGAGTGGAGTAGCGTCTATGGCTGACTGCCTGCACATGTTCCGAGGCTACCTGGTGCCGCCTGCGACCGTGGAAGCGGTCAAGCAGGCCATCATCGACACGCCGCGTTGTGTCGATATCAAGGCACTAAAGGAACTCGTCCAGCCCACGCTAGTGGCGGTCGATCCCTGGCCCAGCACCTCGCGCGCCCAGGCCGCTGCCCGTGCTGTTGAGTCATTCCTGTTCGACGCGAGCCGGGCCGGCCTGGTCAAGCGCCGCACAAACGGCTGGAAGTTTCCGTACTGGTGGCGGGTTAAAGAGCCGTCGGGGGCGGGATGTCGTTGATCCGCCGTACCCCCCTCAAGAATAAGACGCCGATGAAGCGCAGCACCACGCCGATGATGCGTGCCGCGCCGATTCGGACCACCCCCATGCCGCCCCCGCGCGCTGCCATGAAGGCGCGCAAGAAGGGCAAGAAGCCGCCCAAGACCATCTATCGCAACCAGGCTCTGCTGGACCTTGCCAAAGGTGAGGAATGTCTCCTACGCGTTCCTGGGTATTGCCGGTACGACAAAGAGACGACGGTTGCCTGCCATTCAAACCGGCTGCGCGATGGCAAGGGAAAGGGAATCAAGGCGCATGACTGGTGCATCGCCTTCGGCTGCGGGCCGTGTCACTGGTTCATTGATCGGTCACGGGCAGCGGCAGCGCTGAAGCTTAGTTATTTCATCCCCGGCTTGCGCCTTACGCGCCTGCGAATCATGGATCTGGGCAAGTGGCCCGATGAGGCCGAGCGGGGGTTTCAACTTTTGTATGGAGAGGCGTGATGAGCGCAAAGGTATTCGGCGCTGTTTTTGAGCGCTACCGCAACGGAGGGGGCGAGTTGCTGCTTGCCCTTGCTCTGGCGGACCACGCGCACGATGACGGGACGCACATTTTCCCTTACGTGGAGACTCTTGCAGTCAAGACCCGCCAATCGGTCCGTGCGGTGCAGTATCAGCTGAAGAGCATGCGTGAGGCTGGGTGGCTCATCGCGGTGAACTCCGGGAACGGTGGCCGTAGCCAAGCCTCCGAGTACCGCATCTCGCCGGAATGGCTCGCCGGGGGAGAAGCAATTCCCCCTGCAAAAAATGGGGAAAAAGAGGCTGACGCAAAATTTGCACCCTTTTTGGATGGCGCTGAAAAGGGTGCAAACGAGAACATAAAGGGTGCAACTGACGGCGCAAAGGGTGCAAAAAGAGGCACAAAAGGGTGCAGTGGGTTGCACCCGCATATAACCGTCAAGAACCAAAAGAATAACCGTCAAGAACCGTCACCCGCGCGCAAGCGCTCGTCGGGATTCGATCCGATGTGCTTGGAATTGCCGGATTGGCTGGATGCGGACCTTTGGGGGCGCTGGGTGCGTCACCGCGTGCAGATCCGCAAGCCGCTGACCGAAGAGGCCGCCAAGCAGCAGATCAGAGACCTGGCCGGGTTCCAGCAGCAGGGCCACACGCCCGAGGCTGTCATCACAAACGCCATCGGCAAAAGCTGGCAGGGCCTGTTTGCGCCGAGTGGTGCCTCAGCTGGGGGCACGCAGCGTCCCGGCAAATTCAATCCCACCGACTACGTGAACCGCAATCGCACCCAAGGAGGCAACGACTATGACGACGGTCGCACAATCGACGCCTGAGCGCTCGCGCTGGGCTGTGCCTCTGGCGAAGCTGGAAGGCATTTCCCTGATCGATCACCTGTGGAACCGCCTGTCCGGCACCTATGGCGGCCGCTGGCTCAAGGACTTCCCGGATATGCAGAGCATTGAAAACTGGAAGGCTGCATGGGCCGAGGCGTTCGACGAAGAGAACCTGACGCCGCAGGACGTGGCCGAAGGGTTGCGCGCCTGCCGCCGCATGTCTCCCGACTGGCCGCCGAGCGTGGGCGAGTTCATCCGGGCATGCCGTCCCGCATTGGAGCCCGAGGTTGCTTTTTACACGGCGGTCGCGGGTATGGCGGCGCGGCACAACGGCGAGCCTGGGAATTGGCCGCATCCTGCCATCTTCTGGGCGGCGGTCGAGGTGGGGGCGCACGACCTTCAGCATTGCCCGTACACGACGATGAAGGCGCGCTGGGAGCGGTCCTTGAATGAGGTGTTGGCCCGTGGTGAGTGGAAGCCGATTCCCGCAATCGTCAGGGCATTGCCAGCGCCGCCCGTTACGGCGCAGACGCGCGCCCAGGCTGAAGAGCAGATGCGCAAGATTGGCGCGACGGGGATCATGAACCAGTCCGGCCGCGATCCGCTGCGCGGGTGGAGGCGTGTCATTGCCGAAACCGAAGACCCAAAGGGCAAGCGCTTCTCGCCGGGAATCGTGGCGATGGCGCGGAATGCCTTGCGCTTGGACGCCGGGCAGGGGGCGCAGTCATGAGCGGCGCAATGGCACGCAACAAGGGCGCGTCATATGAGCGCAAGGTGGCCCACATGCTGACCGAGGCGACCGGCAGGGTGTGGCGGCGTCGTGTGCGCAACGCGGCGGACGATAGCGATGTGGTTGCCGATGATCCGGCGTTCGCGCGCATCAGCATCGAGTGCAAGCACGCCAACACGCTCTGTCTGCCCGCATGGTGGCGTCAGGCGCAGCAGCAGGCCGGGGAGCAGGGCGTACCGGTTCTGATCTACAGACAAACGGGGGCGCGGGGCGAATCGGTGATGATCGACGCCCACGACGTCAACCCGAAGATTTTTCCTGTCCGGGGGCGGCACACCGTAACCCTCGGATGGGAAGCGGCAATGCAATGGATGCGGGAAATGTTGCCCGCGAAAGTGACTTTTTCCCCGGATATCTACTGATGACTACGACCACAATAGAGCGCAAGGCTATGGCGAACCATGCAACGATCATCAGCGAACCTCTGTTCCGCAGCGCGCATGCCGCCCTGGTGTTCGCCTTGCACTACTCCATGCAGCAGTACGACCGGCCGCCGATGAACCGGGTTGCGGCCGGGCCGGCGAAGGGTGACGGCAAGGGGCTGTCGGGCCTGGATGGTGCCGGTCAGGCCGGAATGATCCGTGCCGAGCTTGCACGTCTCGCCCCACTGCACCAGTCGGTGCTGGTGGCAAGTATCGCGCCCCAGCAATTGCCTTGCGAATGTGGGGTGTCCTGCTGCTCGGGCTGGAAGGTTAACCAGGAATGGGCCAACGCTATGGGCGAACTAACCGCAGCAGCTGCTGGCGGCGCGCTGTCGGGCTGCTTGTCCAATGGCCGGTTGCGCTCCATGCTCATCCAGCGCCTGCTCGGTGCCAAGGTCACGTTGTCCAAGCTGGCGGAGGATCACAAGGTCGATGAGAGGACAGTCAGCGCCCACCATGCGAAGGTCAAACGGTGGCTGTTCGGGGGGGCGGCTGAAGTCGGCCTGCACCGAGAGGCGAGTCATGCGCTAACCGCGCGTCTGCGTGCTTGCGGGTGGATATCTCAAGAAGAGGGTGAATAGGCTTTCGAGCATTCGTGGTTGCAGCCGACGGACATTTGCTCCACACGCTACGCGTCGTTGACCTGTGGTGCGCCAGCTTTGGCATGCGGTAGTACCTTGAAAACGCAATCTTGTCGCACATCATCAGCCAGCGTCCGGAACTCCTTCACATCCAGCTCCTGCGTGATATCAAGTCTCGAAAAAGAGACGTGCAGGCTAGTCGGCCCGATCACTGTAATTTGCACACTTCGTGCTTTCCAGTCGGAGTGGGCGATATAGGTGTTGCGCTTGGATATCAGTAGATTGTGCAGCGCGCTTCTCTTTTTCACCGACGGCAGGGCATCTGCGTGCAGCTTCGATGCTGCATATCCCGTCGAGTAATTGGTACCGAAAGGGCGGCAGTAAGCCACGATGGCCGCGCTCAACAATCCATGACACGTATGCTGTCCCAGAGACTGAAAGTTCAGCTGTAGGATCTTTTCGTAGCAGTCCAGATACCTGATAGCCTCTTCCATATCGACCGTCGCCAGCGCGTAACGGTTCGCCCATTGGTGCTCTTCCGTCAGGGGGGGAGTGTTGTTTTCCATTTGGATGCGGAGTGATGGTAGTGTTGTAGTGCGTTCTGAGATATTCTCAACAACCACGGTATATAGATACTGAGGTGCTCTTGACGATGTGGTTTTTTACCCCCAAAATACGCCTCTAACGGATACGGTGTATTACTGCGTCCAGGCAAGCCCGCTAGCGAAAGCAGCGGGTTTTTTGCATTTCTGCGCGTTGCCCGAGATGCCGAAAGGCCTGGCGAAGGGTGATGCCGCTACAGGCTTTGCAGTGGGGCGCGCACCCGGTACTGTGGACTCCCTGAGTTCGAATCCCAGTCGCGCAACCAGCGGGCTTGGCCGAGCGGTCAGGCTGTGGCTTTCCAAGCCTCCTACGCGGGTTTGAACCCACTTAAAGGTAAGTCTGCCGGCTGGCCGCCGCCGCGCGCTTCAAAATCGCGGACATATTTGTGGTTTTGACCGGGATGGCCGAGTCCTGCGCATTTGCGTATTGAAATTCTGCCCAGTCGCAATTGTCGAAACCTCGGAAGTGGCTCTCTAAGTGGGAGAGATTGACGTGGGAGCCGACGGTTACTCGTATCTTCATCGCGCGATTGGCGCGTGGAGGGGCGGCATGTATGTCTTTTATTATCTCAGCGAGTACTGACGCTGCGGCATCCGCCGCCAAGTCTTCATGAGCGACCAGGAAGACCTGGACCATGGGTTTGGCAATGGGCTCCCAGCCTGTGAAATGCTCTTCCAATGAAATGGCTTCGGGGCACCTCGAACATATGTAGGTGACTGTCTCAACATCCCCGATGAGTTCGACAAGAAACGTTGTGGTGCGAGGGGTCGCTTCGGCCATAGCATCGAACTCCTTTTCGTTACAGTGCGCGGGGCGTGCGATTCGAGCCGCGCCCGAAATCTGTTAACCAGCTCGGTTTGATGACAGGACGCTATTGGTCGAGTGTATCGTGGTGAATACCAAAAGCTATTCGATGAGTTGGCCATCTTCACGGCGCGGCTCGATCTAAATTTCTACTCCCGCCTCATCCAAACGAAAGCCCCGATACGGATACCCCGGTCGGGGCCTTTTGCTTATTCGGCGTGGCGGGTAGCGTGGATTCGAAGTGAGACACCAGGGGCGCTGGGTATCTCCCCCACGATGTCGATGCTGTTTCCTGAGAGGTTGCCTGCCAGCTTCAATTTGTAGTCGGTGAGACCACGTATGGCGGGCGCGACGGACTTCATGACCTGGCGCACTTGCAGCTCGCCGACGACGTTCTTTTCGCTCTCTTGCATTGTCCCGGTGAAGATGAACCCACCATCCCCACCAAGCGCGCGACCGTCCTTAACCACGATTACGCCGCCGAACTCAGTTCCGGCGATGACGTATCGAATATGCCAAAGGCCATCAATCATGCGTTCTCTCCTGCATTCGTTGTTTTACAAGGTTTGCCGCAAGCTCAGCGGAGCAGCGGCAGCCCAATATAACGAAACGTTCAGTTTTATGTATTGGGCTTCCCGCAAGCCGCTGCGCTCCTATTGGTGGGCGATGCGCGCCTTGCGTGGCCGCTGCACACCGTTCTCAGGCGCAGCGGTCTGACGTTTTCCCTATTTGTCTCCACCCTTTCGCTATCAAGGGCCGCACGCTGGGCATGGCGTGTGGGGATTCGGTCATCGCCGCCGGGCGGTGTGCAGTGGATAGCACCCGGCAAGATCACAGAGGGAATCGGCATGAAACTCACGACAATCAAGCCGCGCCTTGCAATCGCGGGCTCAAGGTTGGTGACTGCTCCGACGCCCAGCGCCAAGCGCATGACGGGCCGCAAGTTGCAAGATCGTCGGTTGCGTGTCTGGTCTACCGATCCGCACTGTGCCCACTGCGGCGCGCTGACCGTGTACCCAGCAGGGTTCGAGCTGGATCATAAGGTCAGCCTACAGAACGGCGGGGCAGACACCGAAGAGAACTCGCAAGTGCTATGTGTCTCGCGCGATGCGTACGGGCGCAAGGTCGGATGCCACGATAGCAAGACGCGGCAGGACATGGGGTACAGGAGGCGCACGTAATGGCACGGATCACGGTCAAACTTTCCCTTCGCGTCGCGTGGTGGGTGCGCTGGTACCTAGCCGGTGTCGCTATCGCGGCACGCCTGACCGGCGCAACGCCGAACACGGCCAAGGTTGAGCGGTGGATCAGGCGAGGACTGTCCGTCCACGCCATCAGAAGGCCGTAGGGCACATCAGTGAAACGGCGGGAGTGCGAGGTCGCCGCTGCCGGGATCGCGTCCTGGCGGGCCTGTGCGCGGGCGTGAGCGCCAGCCACAGAGGGGGGGCCGGTCGAAAGTCTGGCGGGTCGCTGGACTGGAAACCACCTGTTCCCTCACGCGCAGAAAATTTCCCCTTAACCGGATTTGTTAACCGAGGTTGTTAATGGCATTAACCGACAAAAAGCGCCGCTTTGTGCAGGCGTTGCAGTCGGGCCTGTCCGGTGCGAAAGCCGCTATCCATGCGGGTTACAGCGAGAAAGGGGCGGCCGTTGCAGCGTCTCGACTCATGAAGGACAAGGACGTTCAGGAAGCCCTGGGCCGTGTTAACCAGGTTAACAAACTGAAGGAAGAGGCAGCGGCTGCGGGAAAGCCGATTTCACTACCGGATTTGTGCAAGCTCTATACCGATCCGCTGGATTTTCTGAAGGCCGTTGCAAACGATCCTGGGCAGGATATGAAGTTGCGAGTGGACGCAGCGAAAGCCTGGGTTCCCTATGTCCACGGAAAGATCGCGGACCAGGGCAAGAAAGAAGCCAAGAAGAAAGCGGCTGGCGAAGCAGCGGCTGGCGGCAGGTTCGGTGCGCCGCATCCGCCGCCTCACTTGCGTGTTGTCGGGAAAGGGTAAGCCATGGCCTGGACAACCGCGTGTCCGGATTGGGCAGAACGCTTGCGCACTCGCCAGTCGATCATTCCGCCGCCGATCTACCCCGACCAGGCCGAATATGCGCTGGGCATCTTCAAGCAGCTCAAGGTCGTTGATCTGGCCCAGGTCTACGACGAGGCCCTCGGGGTGTACCGACACCAGACTTTCGGGGAATGCTCCGAAGAATGGGTGTTTGACTTTGTGCGGGCGATTTTCGGCGGATATGAAGCCGAAACCGGCAAACAACGGATTCGGGAATATGGGCTGCTGATCAGCAAGAAGAACACGAAATCGACTATCGCAGCCGGCATCATGCTGACGGCGGTGATCATCTGCTGGCGCCAGGAAGAAGAACACTTGATCCTTGCTCCGACCAAGGAGGTTGCAGACAACAGCTTTAAGCCGGCAGCCGCGATGGTGCGGGCGGATGAGGAACTGTCGGATATGTTCCACGTTCAGGATCACATCCGCACCATTACACATAGAACGACACGTAATAGCCTAAAGGTGGTGGCAGCCGACACCGACACTGTTTCAGGTAAGAAGTCGGGTCGTATCCTGGTCGATGAGTTGTGGCTGTTCGGCAAGCGAGCGAACGCCGTGGCGATGTTCCTTGAAGCACTTGGCGGCCAGATATCACGCGATGAGGGATGGGTGATCTACCTGACCACTCAAAGCGATGATCCGCCAGCCGGTGTCTTTAAGGAAAAGCTGGCTTACTGGCGGCAGGTTCGGGATGGAACGATCGTTGACCCGAAGACCCTGGGAATCCTCTATGAATTCCCGGATGACATGCTTGAGGCTAAGGCATATCTAGACCCGGCCAATTTCTACTTTACCAATCCCAACATCGGCCGCTCAGTCAGCGCCGAGTGGCTGGAGGATCAACTCAAGCTGCTGCGCGCCAGGACGGACGGCGCATTTCAGCAGTTTCTGGCCAAGCATCTGAATGTCGAAATCGGCCTGAACCTTCGGTCTGATCGTTGGGCGGGCGCGGATCACTGGCAGTCGCAGGCCGACCAGGGGCTGCGCTTGTTGGAAGCCTTCATGCGCCGTGTGGAAGTGATTACGGGCGGCATCGACGGCGGCGGACTGGATGACCTGCTAGGCCTTGGCCTGGTGGGCAGAGAAATTGGAACAGGTCGATGGTTGCACTGGGGGCGCGCTTGGGCGCACCCCTCGGTGCTAGATCGCCGTAAAGAAATCGCCCCGCGCCTTCGGGATTTTGAGCAGGATCAAGATTTGGTCATCGTCAACAAAATTGGTGAAGACGTGGCCGGCCTGGCCCAAATTATCAGAACCGTTTACGACGCTGGGCTGTTTCCCGAAAAGGAAGGCGTGGGAGCTGACCCGAGTGGGATCACCTTCGCGGAGGCGTTTGCAGACGCGGAGATTCCTGAAGAACTTCTTGTGGGCGTGTCGCAAGGCTGGCGGATGGGCGGCACGATTAAGACGGTCGAGCGCAAGCTAGCCGAGGGGACGTTTGTGCATGGGGGCAGGCCAATGATGGCGTGGTCCGTGAGCAACGCCCGAATCGAACAGCGCGCAAACTCGATCCTCATCACAAAACAAGCAAGCGGAACTGCAAAGATTGACCCGCTCATGGCGCTCCTAGACGCGAGCCACTTGATGGCGCTGAATCCTTCGGCTAGCGGCAAGTCCGTCTATGAAAGCCGGGGAATGCGCTTCCTATAGGGCAAGACACAATGAAATTCTTTGACAAGCTTTTCCGGCGTGGTGCGCCGGAGGCCCAGTCACGCCCGCACGCCAGCGCGCAAGGACTCACGTTCTCCGGCTTTGACGATCCTGCATTCCTTGAGTTCGTCCGGAGCGGCCGGCACGGCGAGGCAATGACAATGCTACGGAACACCGCTGCATTGCGCTGCCTGTCATTGGTAGGTAATGGACTGGGCATGCTGCCCACGAGTCTGTATCACTCGGGTAACGAAAAGCGTGCGGCGAAGGACCATCCGGCCTACAAGCTGTTGCGGTTCAAGCCGAATCCATGGCAGACGCCCATGGAGTTCAAGAGTCAGATGCAATTGCTGCTCGAAACCGAGGGCAATGCATACGCTCGAATCATTCGGGCAGGCGGACGGCCGATCCATCTAATCCCGTTCGACAAGGGGCGGGTGCAGGGAAAGCTGACCGACGCCTGGCGCATGCAGTACCGCTGTACGACAGAAAGTGGAGGCGTTCTTACTCTGGACCAAGATGAAATCCTTCATGTGCGGGATTTGTCTCTGGACGGTGTGCACGGCCTGTCCAAGCGTCAGTTATCGACCGAGGTCTTCGAACTCGCTGCGCATGCGCAGAAAGCAGCGTCAAATGTGTTCAAGACGGGGGTAATGGCCGGGGGCGCGATTGAAGTTCCCAACGCCCTTTCCGACCAGGCGTACCGGCGAATGAAGGAGTCGCTGAACGACGAATATAGCGGCGCGGAGAACGCCAATAAGTGGATGATCGCGGAAGAGGGGGCCAAGGCCAACCGCTTCAGCTCCACGGCTCATGATGCGCAGCAGAACGAAACCCGCAATCACCAGATTGAAGAGGTAGCGCGGCTTTACGGCGTACCCAGGCCACTCCTGATGATGGATGACACCAGTTGGGGATCTGGCATTGAGCAGCTGGCGATCTTCTTCGTACAGTACACGCTAGCCCCGCGATTCGTTGCGTGGGAGCAGGCGCTGGCACGGACGCTTTTGACGGACCGCGAGCGTGAAGCGATGTACTTCAAATTCAATGAGCGCGCCTTGATGCGAGGAACGCTCAAGGATCAAGCTGACTACTTCGCAAAGGCACTTGGCGCTGGTGGGCATCAGCCTTGGCATACAGCAAACGAAATCCGTGACCTTGCCGAATATCCTGCCGACGAAGATCCGAAATTCAATTCACTTGGGCATCCCTCTGGGATGAAATCGAACAATGAGCCTAAAGCAACTGCCTGAAATTCGCGCAGATCATCGGCTAGCCAAGGCCGGCTTTGACCTGCGCCCCGATGCCGTGGATCGTTGGGAGCCTGCGGTTTGCGCGGCAGTGGATGACCCTGACAAGAGCATCTCAATCTACGACGCGATTGGGGAAAACTGGGAAGGGACTGGCGTTACTGCCAAGCGCATCAGCGCGGCTCTGCGGAACATCGGTCCCAAGGACATAACGGTCAACATCAATTCACCAGGTGGGGACTTTTTCGAGGGCATGGCGATCTACAACCTGCTGCGCGAGCATAAGGCGAAGGTCACGGTCCATGTCCTCGGCGTAGCAGCATCGGCGGCGTCTGTCATTGCTATGGCTGGTGATGAGATCCTGATGGGCGACGGGTCATTCTTGATGATCCACAACGCGTGGGCGGTGGCGGTCGGGAATCGTCACGACATGACGGATACGGCGGCGGTCCTGGCGCTCTTCGACGCCGCTATGGCGAGCTTGTACGCCGCGCAGGCCGGTATTGACGAGCGTGAGGCAGCGAAACTCATGGACCAGGAAACCTGGATCGGAGCGCAGCGCGCTGTAGACGACGGGTTTGCGACCGGCCTGCTGCGTAGCTCAGACATCACCCGGTCGGCGCAGGCCAGCGCATCGCGCAAACCGATGGCCTTGATTGAGGCCGCGATGGCGAAATCAGGTTATTCGCGTTCAGCGCGGCGTGATGCGTTCAAAGCTCTGTTTTCCAACGACAAGCCGGGCGCTGTCGATCCTCCGGCCAAGCCGAGCGCTGGCCATGAAGTAGCTGCATCCCTGCATTCCCTATTGAACACTCTTCGCTCCTGACCATTTTGCAATTCACATTGACGCCGCCCTAAAGGCGGCGTTGTCGTTTCTGAGAGGAAAACCATGAAGCAAGCACACATTTCCCGGAGCGCCGTCCGTCGCGGCCTCGTCGCGGCATACGCCGAGGCAGCGCCGTCCGGTGCCGAAGTCAAAGCTCTGATTGACGGTATCCAGACGGCCTTTGCTCAGTTCAAGGCCGAGCACACCAAACAGATTGAAGAAATCAAGGCCGGCCGCTCCGGTTCGGACCAAGAAGCGGTGTTGGCCAAAATCAACGCCGACCTTGAGCGCCTTCAGCGTGAATCTGAAGATGCCCATACCAAGATCGCCGCAGCACAAAGCGGCCCCGGCGTGGCAGCCTTGCGTGATAAGGAATACACCGCGTCCTTCAATGCGCACATGCGCAAGGGCGACGTGCAATCTGCCCTGAACAAGGGCGCAGCGGAAGAAGGCGGCTTCCTGACCCCGGTTGAATGGGACCGGACGATCACGGACATGCTCCGTGAGGAGTCGCCCATGCGGGAACTGGCACAGGTCCAACCGACCAGCAAAGCAGGCTGGACGAAGCTTTTCAATATGGGCGGGACCGGTTCCGGCTGGGTCGGCGAAACGGACCAGCGCCCGGAAACGGCCACGCCGAACCTCAAGGCGCTTGGCTTCGGGCATGGCGAGATCTATGCCAATCCTGCCGCGACCCAGCAGATCCTTGACGACGCTGAGATCAACCTTGACGCCTGGCTGGCGAGCGAGGTTCAGGCGGAATTCGCCGAGCAGGAAGGCGCGGCATTCATCAGTGGCGATGGCGTCAAGAAGCCGGCCGGCATTCTGACGTACGTCGAAGGCGGCACCAATGCGGCCAAGCACCCCTTTGGCGCGATCAAGGTGGTTAATAGCGGTGCCGCCGCAGATATCGGCTCGGACGCCGTGCTGGACTTGATCTACGGCCTGCCCAAGAAGTTCCGCCAGAACGCTCGCTTTCTGACCAACAACCTGACTATCGCCAAGCTGCGCAAGCTCAAGGACGGTCAGGGTAACTACCTCTGGCAACCTTCCGCGCAGGCTGGTCAGCCCGCAACGTTGCACGGCTACGGCATTGCCGAAGACGAGAACATGCCCGACGTGGCCGCTAATTCCCTGCCGGTGCTGTTCGGCGACTACAAGCGCGGCTATCTCATCATCGACCGCATGGGCATTCGGGTGTTGCGCGACCCCTACACCAAGAAGCCCTACGTGCTGTTCTACACGACGAAGCGCGTGGGCGGCGGTGTGCAGAACCCCGAATGCTTGCGCGCTCTGAAGGTGGCAGCGTAACTAAGCGGCGGGGGCTTCGGCCCCTGCCTTTCACAGGCGAAAAACATGAAGCTGAATAAAGCCATTCGCGGCGTCAAGCTGGGTGATATCTACCCGACTGACTTCCAAGCTGGGGACGAGTGCCCGGAAGAGCTACTGGGCGCAGCCCGGGAGCTGGGGGCGCTGGAGGAAGACTCCGCTGACGATAAGGAAAGGCTGGACCTGATCGCAAAGCTGGACGCGGAGGGGATCAAGCATGACAAGCGCTGGGGTATGGAAAAGTTGCGCGCAGCCCTGGCCGAAGGCAAGAAGGACTGACTATGCCGCTCTTGACGCCTGATGAGTGCATAGCCCAATGCAGCGCTGATCCGGCTGACGCTCCACTACTGGAAAAGCTGCTCGCTAGCGCGGAAAGCGCCATTGCGGGATACCTGAATCGCGCGTTCTTTGCCACCGCGGCCGAACTTGTCGCGGCACAGGATGCCCTGCCAGCCGCTGCGGGCGAAGCGCAGGACGCTTACGACGCGGCGATGGCCAGCGCGGAGGCGATCAACAACGCGGCGGCGCGCAAGATGGCGGTTGATTTGGCGGAAGAACGACTGAAGGAAGCCAAGATCGGCTTTCACCGTGTTCTATACGGCATGGTCGCCACGCCGCGCATTGAAGCGGCGGTGCGGCTGACGCTCGGGAACCTGTACGCGAACCGCGAAGAAGTGGTGATCGGAGCAAGTGCAGTAAGGCTGCCGCAGGGTATTTCGGAGCTGGTGCGCGCTGATCGCCGGGAAATGATGCCATGAGGGCCGGAACCTTACGGACCTGGATTCGGATCGAACGTCGGGAGGACGGAACGGACGAAGCTGGCCAGCCTAACGGTGCATGGGTTGAGGTGGTCACGGTCCTTTCAGATCCACGCGGGCAGACAGGCATGGGCGCGATTACCCGCAACCAGGACAACGTGGGCGCATCCATCAATGCGTATAGCTTCCGCATTCGGTTTCGGCGTGGCATCGATCAAGGGATGCGAGTGATTGAGTTGTTTGATGGGCAGCCGGTGGGCGAACCGTTCGACATCAAGAACGTACGTTTTGACCTTGCGCGGCGGCAATGGACTGATTTGGTTTGCGAGCAAGGGGGCGGGGATGGCTAATGGCATACAGGCGAAGTTCGACACTTCCGGCTGGGCTGCTGGTCTTGATCGGCTGCTAGGTCCGGCGCGCGTCAGCTTGGCGCGCTCCATGGCCGTGGCTGGCGGCGAGGTGTTGCGAGACGAAGCCAAAACGCGGATCAACACCCATAACGGGGTGTTGGCCAATGCGATTTACCTTGCGTTCCGCGACAAGCACTCCACGGAAAGGGAAGTGCAGTACGCCGTCACCTGGAACAAGAGCAAAGCGCCACACGGCCACCTGATCGAGTTCGGGCATTGGCAGATTTACGCGGTGGTCCGAAAGCCTGACGGAACCTTCGTCACGGACAAACGCCGCAAGCTGTCGACCCCGAAGTGGGTGCCAGCTTATCCGTTTCTTCGACCGGCATATGAGGCAGCATCGCAGCGCGCACGAGCCGCCATGGTCGAGCGCGGCCGCGAGCGTTTGCCGCAGTTGTTGGCAGCGCAAGGGGTAGGCCATGAGCCTTGAAGGCAAGCTGAAGGCTGTTTTGGCCCCGCTGGTGGCAGGTCGCCTGTTCCCGGACGTGACGCCAGACAAACCCGAGTTCCCGCTGATCGTCTATCAAGGCGTTGGCGGGTCTGAGCAGTGGTATGTCGAGGGAAAGCGCCGCGAGAAGCGGCATCAACGCGTCCAGATCCATGTTTGGGCCACTTCGCGCCTGGAGGCATCGGGCATCGCAGATTTGATCGGAACAGCGCTCTGTGAAAGTGGCTTTCCTGCCGTAGAGCCCTACGGCGCACCCACCAGCCTCTACGAAGAGGCGATCAAGAAGTACGGAACACGCCAGGATTTCGGTATCTGGTATCAGCCCTAAGCACCGAAATATTCAACTCTTTGCCCGGCCTTGAGCCGGGCTTTTTTATGAGGAAACGCAATGTCTTCCATTTTTGTCAATGGCACGCAGTTTCGCGTGTCCAAGACCCTGGGCGCGCCGATCCCGATCACTGCGATCACCAATGGGGTCGATCCCGAAGCCTCCACCGCAACACCGCCGGTCGATGGTGACGTCCTGGTCATCAGCTCTGGGTGGCCTGCGCTTGATGAAACGGTATGGCGCGCCGCTGCGGCCGACGCCACTGGTTTCACGATGGAGGGGGCCGACACGACCGTGCAGAAGCTGTATCCGACGGGCAAGGGCGCGGGCGCCTATCGAAAGGTCACAGACTGGTTCAGCCTCGACCAGATGCAGGATGTGCAGATCACGGGCGGCGAGCAGCAGAATTACCAGTACCAGTACGTCGAGGACCCGCGCAGCCAGCAATTGCAGAAGCCGACCTTCAAAACGCCTGTGGTGCTTACCTTCACCATGGACTACGACCGAAAGAAGGAATGGTACGGCGAGCTGATCGCAGCCGACATCCTGAAGGCGCCTGTAGTCGTAGAAGCAGTCTATCCAGACGGAAGCGTCGTCTACTACTACGGCTACCCGTCCTTCAACAAGAACCCGGTCGGCGGCGTGAACACCAACCTTCAGAACACGTTTGTTCTGTCGCTGCGGGCTGACACCACCACCTACGAAGGCGCGTAATGGCATTCATCATCAAAGCAAATCCGACGATTGACGCCACCGTAACTATCGTCGGTCAAGGCCGCAAACAAAAGCTCGTGGTCACCTTTCGCCACAAGACCAGCGACGAGTACGAAGCGCTCATGAACCGCCTCAAAAGCGATGAAATTTCGACTGCTGAATTGCTGGTCGAGTTGATCGCACAGTGGGACGCTGACATGCCGCTGGAGGAAGCGTCGATTTCAGTTTTGCGCCAGCACCAACCCGGTGCAGACCTGGCGATCATGCAAGCCTACAACCAAGCCTTGCAGGTTGAGCGCGAAAAAAACTGAAGTCGGCGGTGGCGGCCTTCTATTGGGAGCCGCCATCCGCCGATGCCTTGGCATTGGCCGGCATTAGGTCACGGCCTGCGTTGTTTCGGCGGCCCACTGTCGAGCTTTGGCCCGAGCACGCTGACGCCTTCAGTGTCTTCATCCGAAATTGCACTCAATGGCGCATGGGGAACGGCGCGCCTATTGGCCTGGATTACGTGGCCGTCCATGCCGACCTCGCGTTGTATGGGATCGAGCCAGCGAAGCGTCCGGGGGTAATGAACGTCGTGCGGCAAGTCGAACGCGCTGCGCTGGAACTTCTTCATAAGAGCTAAAAATGGCACAGGACAGCATCGGGACCGCGCGGTTAGACATCGTTGTCGACACCACGCAGTTCGACACCGCCATTGCTGCGGCGAAGCGCGGAACCAGCGGCATGTCGCAGGCCGCGCAATCGGACTACGCCAAGCTGACCGCTGCGGAGAGGCGGCGAGTTGACGCCCTAGTCAATCAGGCGAACACCATTGAGTACAGCCGCAAGCAGCAGATCCTGTACAACGCGGCCTTGCGCGGTGTTCCAACTTCTATCCTAGATGAGCTGAAGACGAAGCTGACCGCCACGGGAACGGCTGCCGCTGTCGCCGGCAAGCAGTTGAATCAGTATGGGATAAGCGCTGCACAGCAGGCCGCAGCCATGCGCGGCGTTCCTGCCCAGATGACCGACATCATCGTCTCCCTTCAGGGCGGGCAACAGCCGCTAACCGTCTTGTTGCAGCAGGGCGGTCAGCTGAAGGACATGTTTGGAGGCGTGGTGCCGGCGGCGCGCGCGCTGGGTGGCGCTCTCATGGGGCTGGTCAACCCTTACACATTGGCGGCAGCGGGCGTTGCGGCGCTGGCCGTGGCGTACGCGAAGGGGACATCGGAAGGCCAGAACTTCCGTGAGGCACTTATTCTCACCGGCCATGCCGCAGGGTTGACGGCCGATAACCTGATCAGCCTGGCGCACGGGCTTGGTGAAATCACCGGCAGCCACTCGCGAGCGGTGCAGGCCTTGAACGCGGTAGCGGCTTCTGGAAGGCTGTCAGGGTCCGCGCTACGTGATGTGGCGCTCATTGCTGCGGAATGGCAGCGCGCGACCGGTGCGGAAATCGAGAAGACTGTTGAAGTGTTCTCCAAGTTGGGGAAAGACCCTGTTGCGGCGGTTGTTGACCTCAACGAGCGCTATGGGATCTTAACCGGCGCAATTTACGAGCAGGTCAGAGCACTGACCGAACAAGGCCGCGCACAGGAGGCGGTAGAGTTGGTCGCGCGCCAAGCGGCGACCGAACTTACGAGCCGCACGGCAGCACAGAAGGCCAACCTCGGGACGCTCGAATCGGCATGGAACAAGCTGGGCTCTGCCGCCAGCTGGGCTTGGGACAAGATGCTGGACATCGGCCGAGAAAACACGGTCGATGAAACCCTTCGGGGCCTTGAGCGTGAGGTTCGGCAGCGTGCGGAGAACATCCGCATCGCTGCCGAAGCTGGCGCCACGATCAGCGACAAGGAAAGGCAGGGCCTCAAGAACGCCGAGGGGCGCCGTGACGCGCTTATCGCGCAGAAGAAAGAGGCAGAGGACGCGGCCAAGGCTCAGGCCGAGTTGGTCCGGATCAACCGCGAGGCGATCCAATCCCGCCTTGAAATCTCAAAAATTATCGACGAAGGGGCGTCCAAGGCTGAAAAGCGCAAGAAGGCGCTGAAGGACTTAGATGACCAGATTGCTAAGGCCCAGAAGGACGGCACCACGTTGTCCGCATCGGACATTAAGGCGGCGCGCGAGGCAATCGATCGTCGCTTTGAGGATAAGAGCGCCAAGAAGCCATACACGGACGATAGCGCAACCCGCCTGCTGGCCGAGTATGCGCAGGCCGAAGCTGCGCTGCGGGCCCAGCTGACCACGCAGGAAAAGCTGGGAGCCTGGGAAAAGCGCCGCTTGGAGTTCGAACAACAAATCTCGGACCTCAAGACCAAGAAGACGCTCACGGCAGACCAGAAGAGCCTGCTTGCGCAAGAAAGCCAGTTGCGCGTGGCGTTGGAAAAGAACGTCGCTGCGGAAAAGTCGGTTCGTCTTGCGCAAGAGGCGGCACGCGTGGAAGTCATGCGCGCGGGCCTGAGTTCGTCCCGTGAGGTCGAGCAGCGCCAGTACGACGATCAGCTGGCCGCCATCGGCATGGGCGACCGCGCGCAGGAAGAACTCCGCGCCCGCCAGTCCATCGTGCGGGATTACCAGCGGCAGCTGGACCAGGCCACCCGCGATAACACGGTCGGCAAGACATCGGACGAGACGTACCGGGCCGAAACGGCTTTGCTTGGCGAGCATCTGCGCCAGCGCATGGAAATGCAGCAAGCCTATTTCGACAACGTGCGCAAGGCACAAGGGGACTGGAAGAACGGCGCCAAGTCGGCGCTGGACAACTATCTGGACTCTGCGTCGAACGTGGCCGACCAGACGAAAGCGATGTTCTCCAACGCCTTCCAGGGCATGGAGGATGCCATCGTCCGATTTGCAACCACGGGCAAGCTGTCGTTCAAGGACTTCGCCACGTCCGTACTTTCAGACTTGGCGCGCATTGCTGCCCGGCAAGCGATTGTGGGCATGGTCGGCAGCATCGTCGGCGCTGTGGCTGGTGCTGCCGTGGGCGGCATTTCGGCGGGCGCCAGCTACCAGGGCATGGGCGGGGCCGCGACGGGCAGCGTTGAAGGCATGAGCGGGTCGTGGGGTGCCGTTGCTGGTGCCCGCGCTTCTGGCGGGCCGACCGCAGCCAACTCGCTCTATCGCGTCAACGAGTTGGGGCCAGAGCTTTACTCGGAAGGAGGCCAAACGTACCTGATGAGCGGAGCCAATGGTGGCTACGTCACCCCGCTCAAAAGCAGCGTGCCGGGGGCCGGGGCATCGGCCGGGGCCGCGCCATCGATTTCGATTCAGGTCAACGTCAAATCTGACGGCAACGACGAACGCAAAGGCTCAGGCGAAAGCGAAATGGGCGACCGCCTGGCAGACGGGATCGTTGCGCTTATTCGCACCGAAATCATGCGGTCGAACAAGCCAGGCGGCGCTGCCTGGAATGCGCGGAACGGGAGGGCCTAAATGGCTGAAAGATTTACCTGGCGCTCCACGGGGCAACCTGCGGGCGGGACGACATTTCGTCGCCTCACTGCGCAATTCGGCGACGGCTATCGCCAGGTCGCGGGCGATGGGATCAATCACAAGGTGCAGTCCTGGCCCCTGACGTTTTCTGGGGATAAGAGCGAGATGGGTGCCCTGATCGCGTTCTTGGATCGACATGCTGGGATCGCGTCATTCCTCTGGACACCGCCTTTGGGCGTCGAGGGCTATTACGAAGCGCCTGCCTACAACGTCATGCCTGTGGGTGGCGACGTTTATTCCGTTTCCACCACCTTCCAACAAGTATTTAGGCCGTAGAACATGGTGAATATCCAAACTATCAACGTGGGCTTGGCCCCCAACGACAAGAAGGGCGACCCTCTGCGCGATGCGATGCAGAAGGTAAATCTGAACACGACGGCGCTGAATGCCGCGATTCAAGGCGTGCTGGACACAAAGGGGCAGCCGAGCGGCTTTGCCAGCCTTGGAACCGACGGACGCCTGTTGGCAGCGCAAGCGCCTATCGTGTTCTCGGCTGCGTTGCCTACGACCGCACACGACCTAAACAACTACGTGACGCCCGGCACTTTCTACCAGTCGTTCACCTCGGGCGCTACCGCGCCCACGGGCCTGAACTACCCGGTCGCGGTGGTTGGGTTTCTGGAGGTGGTGGCCACGGGCACGCCGGTTCTACAGGTTTACACGACCCGGGTGGCCGGCACGGCGTCGCAACGGTTCTGGCGCACGCGCATGTCCTCCACTACATGGTCCAGCTGGAAGGAGCTCACTGACACGCTCGGCGTGCTCGCATACATCGGTTCCATGGCCACGTCCCAGGACCTGAACAACTACACGCAGCGCGGAATCTGGACCGTCGCGTCCTCTGCCGTGGCGACAGGGGGCGCCAACTACCCGATCGGGCAGTCCGGCACCCTGGAGGTCCTCTCGGCGGGGGTTCCTGGCGGCACCGCTGCGGCGTCCTGCACCCAGGTCTATTACGCTGCGAACTCGGGTCAGACGTTCACGCGGTCGCTGGCCTCGGGGACATGGACGGCTTGGGTGCGCGTGTTGGACTCAAGCCAGCTGGGCGTGGTCAGCGGAGTGGGCAGCTTGGATGCGGCGGGACGGCAACCCATCACGCAAATACCTGCGCCGGTTCTGCTTCCCCCGACTTCGCACGACCTGGACACCTATGATCAAGACGGCGTCTTTGGACAAAACGCTACAGCCGGCGCGGTGGCGGGCAGCAACTATCCACCCGAGAAAGTGGCGGGCGTCCTGACAGTCCAACGCGGCGGGGCTGGGAACATCCTGGCGCACCAATGGTATCGGACGTACTTCGGCAATAACTCCACGATTTACTACCGGAACAAAGTGTCGTCGGGCTGGGGGAACTGGATTCGTGTGGCGAAGTACGACGAGTCCATGACGCACACGTTCCTGACGGCTGCGACGGACGTTAATACGCTGACCGCCGACAACGTCTATTACACCTGGGTCACCACCATCCCGATGACCGGGGGCAACTGGCCCGCGACCTCTGCGCCTACTGCCGGGTTCATGCGGGTCTACGCCGGCTCGACCACCACGAACATGCAGGAGGTCACCTATCTCTACGCCGACCAGAAGCCGCGCCGCTTCGTGCGCCGTGGTAACCCCTTGGGGACCTGGGGCGCCTGGAAGGCAGACAGCGCCTGGAGCAATAACTCCGGCATGCCCACCGCCGATTACGGCGAGATCTATGTCGACGGCATGGGCTGGCATAGGTGGAACGGCACGGGCTATGAGCTTACGTCTCTGGCCCCAAACCTGCCCACGGCAGCTCACGACCTGAACAGCTATCAGACGCCAGGGGAGTACTGCCAGTCCACAACTGCCGGGGCTACGGCGGGCTCGAATTACCCTGTGGCAATTGGTGGGTTCCTGAAAGTCACCCAGGCGGCCAGTGTCAACGGCACAGTACAGGAGTACACCGTAAGGTCTGCCGGCAATGTGACGGCGTCGAGCGGCCCCCGTCGTTTCTGGCGTGTGCGAGACGGCTCCGTCTGGTCGCCTTGGCAAGAGGTTCTGACCGCCGCCGTGGGCATGACCCACGTCTACCTGACCGCAGCGACTGACGCCAACACGCTGGTCGCCGACAACACGTACTACACCTGGCAAGCGGCCGCCGTCGCGGGCGGGGCGAACTTCCCTGGCTACACCGCTGCGGGCTACATGCTGGTCTTCTGGCAAGCGGCCACGGTCGTGTCCCAGGAACTGACGCTGTTGCTGACGGGCGGCAAGCCGCTGAAGTTTGCTCGGTTCGGCAACACGTCGACGGGTGTGTGGCAACCGTGGAAAGTCCTCACCCCGTTCGCGTCTTCAGGCTGGTTACCCGCAAGCGACATGGGCGACATCTATGTCGACGGCGTAGGCCGCTACAGCTTTGTGGGCGGCGTCTACAGTCAGAATCGCCTGCCCCCGCGACATCGATATGGTGGGGTGATGTCGCTTGGGGCCGCTGTGCCGACGCGCACGTTGTCTATTCAAGCGTTCCAGCTGCGCAGCGACGACGACTCTGTCGACCTTATCAGTACCGGCACGATCAATAAGGTGTTTCAAGCCAGCGGCAATTGGTCGGCCGGCAATAACGGGAACGCCATTGTGTCGGGTGGCACGGGGGCTTTGACACTCTTTGACGTGTACGCGATCCGAAACGAAACGACCGGGGCAATTGACGTATGCGCCACTACGTCGGGCGGCGTCTTGACCCCTCCGACTGGGTGGGGCCGGCCTCGGCTCTTGGGGACGATCTACTTTTCGACGTCAACGGGCAGCATTTGGAACTTCATGCAAGCGGGAAATCAATTCTTGCTTCACAACGGAGTTTTGATTGTCGAGAACGGCGGCCTTAACGCCAACACGCCCGTCACAGTGAGCGTGATCGCTCCGCACGGTCGCCGCACTCGCGCCCGCTTGATGGCGCATGGCGGTGCAGGCACCCCCGGCACCAACTTCACCGTCTACCCCGCCGATCTGGCTCAGAACTACGGCGGAATTTACAACCAGGTTCCGGACTCGTCTGTAACCGGGGGCCGATCTGCACAGGTGGATGTGCTTACGAGCACCACTCGACTAATCGCAGTAGCCACTGTGCAGTCGTTTGTCGGCGGACTCTATCTGGCAAGCCAAGGCTGGACCGAAATTGAAGGATGGTAACGATGCCCTACATTGACGAAAACGGAGTTCACAGCGGCTGGTCGTTGGAACCGCAACCGGGGCTTGGCTTGGTTGACTGGGTGGACGAGCCACCCCAGCAGCCTGTGCCTGTCCCGGGGGTAGTCAGCCGCTTCCAGGGGCGCGAGGCAATGCGGCAGACGCCGCACGGTGACGTGAGCCTGTTCGAAGCGGCAGAGGCGATCATCAACTCCGAGTCGACGCCCGCGACCTATCGGCGAGCCTGGGCCGACTTACAGGAATTCCGGCGCGACAGTGAAATGCTGCTGGTGATCGCCACGGCGTTGGGCTTGGATGCTGCGGCGGTGGATCGCTTGTTCATCCTGGCTGGCAGCATCCAGGCATAAGGGGACGTCATGGGAATTTACGCAGACGTCCAAAAACTGGAGGTCGGGCAACTCGTCGACCTGTACGAGCTGGACGCCACCGGCATCGGTGGCACGCTTCAACGCTTTCACGGCTACACGCAAATGGGGCCGATCTGGTGGCAGGACAATCAGTACGAACCGTGGGCGATCAAGGCCGACGGGTTCGAACAAGTAGGCGAGGGGCAGCAGCCTACGCCCACTCTTTCCGTGGGCAACACCGGGCAGGATGCTGATGGCAATCCCATCGCGGGGGTCATATCTGCGCTGTGCATCGCGCTGGACGATCTGGTGGGTGCGCGGATTATCGTGCGCCGCACGTTGGGCAAGTATCTGGATGCGCGAAACTTCCCAGAGGGCAATCCCACGGCGTCGCCGGAAGAGGAACTGCCGCCCGAAATCTGGATCATCCAACAGAAAACGGCCGAGACCTCCGAGGTGGTCGAGTTCGAGCTATCGAGCGCGCTGGACTTCAACGGTCAGATGCTGCCATCCCGGCAGATCATTGCGGGCATGTGCAGCTGGCTGACGAAAGGCGGCTATCGCGGCACCTACTGCGGCTACACCGGCTCGCGGATGTTCGACATCAATGGAAATCCGGTTTCCGATCCTGCTCTGGATCGATGCTCGGGTCTGCTGTCCGACTGCAAGAAGCGGTTCGGCGAATACGAAGTTATCAACTTCGGCGGGTTCCCTTCGGCGGACCGTATCAGGGGATAGACATGCGCAAGAAGACTATGGCCGCCATCCGGGCGCACGCGGTGGCGGAATACCCGCGCGAGTGCTGTGGGTTGGTGGTGATGCGGGACCGCCGCGAAACCTACCGGCCATGCCGCAATATGGCGGAAGGCACTGCTCATTTCGTCCTTGATCCAGAGGACTACGCGGCGGCAGAAGAGGCTGGCCGCATCACTGCCATCATTCACTCGCATCCCGATCAGCAGCCAATTCTGCTCCATGATGCGGACCGCGTGGCCTGCGAGGAAAGTGGGTTGCCATGGTTCATCGTGCCCGTTAACCCTGATGAAACGGGAGCGGTGGTAGCGGGCGAAATGGTCGGGATAGCTCCGGAGGGCTTTGTGTCACCGCTGCTGGGCCGCCCGTTCGCGCATGGCGTTCTCGACTGCTACAGCTTGGTACGGGACTGGTACGCGCGAGAGCGCGGCATCGCGTTGCCGGATTTCCACCGTGACGATTGCTGGTGGGAACCGGGAAAGAGTGGCGATCTGTACATGGATCACTACGCCGAAGCCGGATTCCGTCCGCTGGCGAGCAGCGAGGCCATTTCGCCGGGTGATGTGGTGCTGATGCAAATTCGCTCAGACCGCGCGAATCATGCGGGGGTGTTCATTGGCACGCAGGCGCTGACGGAAGCCCCCGATCTGTTCCCCGTGCCTGACGCCATGCTTCATCACCTGCATGGGCGCGATTCGGAACGGGTGGTGTACGGCGGGTACTGGCGCGAGGCCACGCGCCTGGTGCTGCGATACAAGGGGGTTACGTGAACGAAAAATTGCGAGAGGTGCGGCTATACGGACGCCTGGGCGCGCGATTCGGGCGCATCCATATGCTGGCAGTCAGCAGCGCGGCAGAGGCCATACGCGCCCTTTGCGTGCTGGTGCCAGGCTTTGAGCGGGCTCTTGCGGATAGCGACGCCCACGGGGTGCGGTACGCCTGCTTTTTGGGCAAGCGCAATATTGGCGAAGACGACTTGCATAAGCTGGTTGGGAGCGACGCAATTCGGATGGCCCCCGTGATAGCAGGCGCAAAGCGCGCAGGTCTATTTCAAACGATTCTCGGCGCCGCGATTCTGGTGGTGTCCGCGCTGACCTATAACGCTTATGGCGCGACGGCCGGCTGGGCAATGATGACCGGCATGGGGGCGTCGCTGGCCATTGGTGGCGTTACGCAATTGGTTTCACCCCAGCAGCGCGGATTGAGCGCGCAGGACAGCCCCGAGAACGGTGCGTCTTACAACTTCAACGGTGCGGTAAACACAAGCGCGCAGGGCAATCCGGTGCCGGTGCTGTACGGACGCATGATTTGCGGAAGCTCGGTGATCTCGGCGGGCATCTTCGCAGAGGACCAGGTATGACAGGTCAACATTATCGAGCCAACAGGGCGCCTTCGGGTGCCCTTGTTTCTGGCGCGGGACGCGGGCGGGGCCTTCCGGTGGTTGGTTTCGGGGGCGGCAAAGGCGGAGGTGGTGGGCGCAGCCCGAAAGAATCGCCCGACAGCCTGCACAGCACCGCATTCGCGCGGATCATCGACCTAGTTTCAGAAGGCGAGGTGTACGGACCGACGCATGGCCTAAGCGGTGCGCTGCGCGACGTGTATCTGGACGGAACGCCCATCGCGAACGAAGACGGAACGCTTAACTTTCAAAGCGTCGCAATCGACTTTCGGACAGGCACGCAAACGCAAGACCCGTTACCAGGCTTTCCGGCATCTGAAACCACGACCGGCGCCAACGTTGAACTGACGGCCACGACACCATGGGTCAGGTCCTTCACCGACACCCAACTTTCGGCCGTGCGGATTACGCTGGCGGTGAGTGGGCTTTCACAAGCGAACACGAGCAACGGCGACATTTCAGGATACCGGGTCGAATATCGAATCGAGGTAAGCACCGATGGAGGCGCTTATCAGCTTGCATTGGCCAGCGCGTTCGACGGCAAGACCACGCAACGATATGCCCGCTCGCACCGTATCGAATTGCCCGTTGCGCGCTCCGGCTGGTCAGTTCGTGTTGTGCGCGTCACGGCAAACGCAGCGAGCAGCACCATCGTAGACCGCACGTTTGTCGATGCGTTTACGGAGGTTATCGACGCGAAGCTGCGATATCCGATGTCTGCGGTTGTGGGCATCAAGGTTGACGCTTCGCAGTTCCAAAACATTCCCACGCGCTCATACGATTGGAAGGGCCGGATTATCCGTGTGCCGTCGAACTATGACGCCGACAGCCGGGCTTACACCGGTACGTGGGATGGCACGTTCAAGCTGTCTTGGACAGACAACCCAGCGTGGATTTTCTTTGATCTCGTAAGCAATGATCGCTATGGGCTGGGCGAGCGCATTCCTGCCGGTTGGCTAGATAAGTGGGGGCTGTACCAGATCGCCCGGTATTGCGACGAGCTGGTGCCGGATGGATTCGGCAGCCTAGAGCCGCGGTTCACGTGCAACGCCTATTTGCAGACGGCGGCCGACGCCTTTCGTGTATTGCAGGATCTGGCATCAGCGTTTCGCGGAATGGCGTATTGGGCCAGCGGGTCAGTCTTCGCGGTGGCCGATATGCCCGGCGATCCTGTGTACACCTTCACTTCCGCCAACGTTATTGATGGCCGGTTCAACTATGTAGGCTCGGCTCTGAATACCCGCTACACCGTGGCGCTGGTGTCGTGGAATGACCTTTCTGATATGGGCCGGCAGAAAGTCGAGTATGTGGAGGATCGACAAGCGCTGGCTCGCTATGGGCTTAAGCAGGTCGAGGTGAGTGCGTTCGGCTGCACGTCCCGTGCCCAGGCTAATCGCGTTGGAAAGTGGCTTTTGCTGACATCGCGGATGGAGACCCGCTCGGTGTCGTTTGCGGTGGGCCTGGACGCTTGCCGGGTGCGGCCGGGCAGCATCATCCGCGTGGCCGATCAGCACTTGGCCGGCCGGCGTATCGGTGGGCGGATTCGTGAAGCCACTGCGACGGTCATTACCGTAGACGCGGAGCTTGGCGTTCGACCTGGCGACCGTCTCACGGTGAATCTGCCCAGCGGCGTGTCGGAGACGCGGATTGTCAGCACGGCAGTGGGGCAGGGCCTGACGGCCGACATGACGACCTTCACTGTCGATTCCACGGAGCTAACGGCCGACATGGTGGGCTTGCCCGGTACGGTCTTGATTTTGACTGTGACCGCGCCATTTTCGGAGGTGCCCGAAGCCGAATGCGTGTGGACGCTGGAATCTGAATCGCTTTCGGCACAGCGCTTCCGCGTTCTGCGCGCGAAGCGCAAGGACGGGCTCATTGCCGAAATCTCGGCCATACAGCATGAACCGGGAAAATTCGACAACGTGGACTTCGGGACGCGCCTGGACCCGGCGCCGGTCACCGTTATCCCGCCCGGTGTTCAGCCGCCTCCGTCTGACGTGACGATCACCTCGTATTCGGTGATCGATCAGGGGTACGCCAGCCACACCGCCGTGTTTTCTTGGAAGGCGGCGGCAAGTGCGGTCGCATACGAAGTGCAATGGCGCCGGGACAACTCGGAATGGGTCAATCTGCCCCGTACTGGGTCCACCAGCATTGAGGTGCCAAATATCTACGCCGGTGCGTTCTTGTGCCGCGTGCGGGCACTCAATGCGCTAGATATCGCCTCCATCTGGGCATCGTCCACGCAGACGCAACTTGACGGGATCTTGGCCCCGCCGCCGATGGTCACCAGCTTGACGGCCACGGCCCTAGTGTTCGCCATCCGCTTGAAGTGGGGACTGCCCACATCGCCGTCGATCATCGAGAGGTCGGAAATCTGGTACAGCGATGCACCTGCATTTTCGACTGCCCAGAAGCTGGGTGACTACGCCTTCCCGCAGGACACGGCGACCCTTATGGGTCTGTCGGCTGGCGCGCGCCTTTACTTCTGGGCAATCTTGCGTGACCGCAATGGGGTCGCGGGGGCGCGGTACCCGTCCGGCAATGGCGTGCTGGGGCAATCCAGTGCTGACGCTACGGAAATTCTGGAATACCTCACGGGCAAGATCACGCAGTCTCAACTGGCCCAGGACATCCTGGCGCCGATTGAAAAGATCCCGGTGCTGGAAACTCGCATTTCCGAGGAGTCTACGACACGGCAGGAGCAGAACGACGCGATGGCGCAGACCATCAGCGCCGTCACCGCGAAGGCCGATGAAACCGCCGGCTTGGTCCAAGAAGAATCCACGGCACGCGCTGACGCTGACGAGGCCCTGGGAGAGCGCATCACCGCCGTTCAGGCGACGGCGAATGACGCATTTGCGGCGGTCGAGGAAACGAGCCAGGCCATCGCGAAGACGAACGGCGATATTTCTGCCATGTGGAACGTTCGCACCCAGGTATCCGTGGGCGGCAAGAACTATGTGGCCGGCATAGGCCTCGGAGTCGAAAGCTCTGGCGGGGTGACCGAAGCGCAATTCTTGGTCGCGGCCGACCGGTTTGCGGTGATCCATCCGAACGGTCCGCAACTCACGACGCCCTTTGTTATCCAGGGCGGCCAGGTGTTCATGAGCCAAGCCCTTATCGGCAATGGCTGGATCACCAACGCCATGATCGGCAGCTACATCCAGTCTGACAACTATGTCGCGGGTTCGCAGGGCTGGCGCCTGGACAAGACGGGAACTTTCGAAATCAACTCCCCGCTACCGGGCGGGGGGCGCATGCGAATTACTCCGCAGCAGGTGATCGTCTACGACAACAACAACATCGACCGGACTACCCTCGGCTACATCCCTTAAGGCGCAACATGGCATACGGACTCATGATCAAGGACGCATCTGGAAACGTGCAGGTCCAGTACACCTCCACGCTCCCGCGCATCCTCGGCGATTTCTACACCGGAACGTCGGACGGTTCGATAAGCGACCCCCAACTCGCAGGGGGGGTGCCGTTCTTCTTTCCCATCGGTGGCGAGGGGGCGGCGGGATACATGAACATGCCGGAGGTGTCCGCGTCGGGGACTGTTATCTCGTGGCGGTTCTTGGCCGTAGATTATCGGGTATCCGTTCGTATAGGCTACGGGAGGATTGGCTAATGGCCGACTACGGGTTGCGAGTCAGAAACGACAATCTGGTCACTCAGATTGACAGCACGTTCAGGAATTTGGCCTTTTGGACAAAAGGCACGCTTGTGGCGAACCAGCCCACCGGCTTCGTGTCGTGGCGTTCAGGGACTGTCACGGTTCCATACGGCTCCGCTTCGGCGTTCGCTTGGCGTGCCGATTTCCCCTCGTTCGTCATGGGGGCGACGTTCACGGCGACGACGATGACGGTCACGTTTCTGTCCTACATCGTTGGTGGTTCGCAGGCAGTGATTAATTGGTATGTCTTTGCGCCGCCGAATGTGACGGGTTTTCCTGCCGGGCAGTCCTATGGCCTCCGGGTGAAGAACGCGGCCGGTGTGACGACATTCGACTCAAGAAATCAATACATGCGCTACTTGGCTAGTCTGGGCGGGACGCGAGCCGATTTGCCAACAACGCAGGACAATTTGCCGCCGCAATTTCTCACTTATGCAATGCCCGGCGGCAGCGTTCCTGCCGTATTGCAGGGGAATCTCTGCTCATACACACAGGAAGTCCCTGTCGGCGTTGGCCCGAACCCCGGCTATATGTTCTTCTGGATTGCATCCTGCGTCCGCCAATCCGGGTCCACGCTAGGCATAGCGCACGCGCCCCGCGTCGCGGGGCCGTACAACGACGCCATGAACACCCCGGTCATTGATCGGCCTCGGTGGAATTACACCGTGATCGATGTGAGCGGTCTTTAACTTCGTCCGCCAGCGCGCGGCCTATCGCGACAAGTTGCCCGCTACGGCGGGCTTTTTTACGTCCAAACGGGAGGCAATCATGCGCACCGTCTACAGGAGCAGTGCAACTATGGAACCAGGTACTACGGGGCTGGGAGGCCTCGCTGCCTTGAAAGTCGCAATGGCATATGGCGTGCCAGCTGCGCTGGCGGCCATGCTGGGCCTGCTGATCATGCCGCCGCGAAACGTGCGCGAGTTCACTATCCGCACGATCTCGACGGTTTCTTGCTCGTTCATGTTCGGGCCGGCGCTTGCCGCAGGCGTCATTGCCTGGAAGCCGGGGCTCATGGACGCAATGATCTGGCTATCGCATCACGGGGCGGGCAGCGACGACGCGCTGCTGGCGAAGTTCTACGTGTTGGGGCCGAGCATGCTGCTGGCCGGTTTGCCGGCGTGGTGGGTGCTGGGGGCGTACATGCGATGGATGGCAAGCATGCGCCAGAAAGGGCTGCTTGAGTGGTTGGCCGAGGTCCGCGCCAAGTTGCTCGGCGTGCGTCCTGGTGGGGAGGGGTGATCGTGGATCTGAAGACTGTTATCGATACCGCAATCGCGCCTGCGCTTGCGCTCTTGCCGGCGAACCGCGACACCCGCGAAGCGCGCGTGATGCTGCTTGCCAATGGATTGCAGGAAAGTCGCTTTCTGCATCGACGGCAGATCAAGGGGCCGGCCGTTGGTTTCTGGCAATTCGAACGTGGGGGCGGTGTGCGCGGAGTGCTGACGCATCCGTCGAGTTGGGCGGATGCCCGCTCAGTCTGCGCCGCTCGGGATGTCGAGCCGACCGCGACGGACGTATACAACTCGCTGGCGCACGATGACGTCCTAGCGGCGGCGTTCGCGCGCCTGCTGTTGTGGACTGACCCTCAGCGTCTGCCTTCACTCGGTGACGTAGACGGCGCATGGGCGCTTTATCTGCGGACGTGGCGGCCAGGAAAGCCGCACCCTGACACCTGGCCGGCGCTGTATGCCCAAGCGCTCGCGGCAGTAGGAGGCGGCAATGTCGGCATGGGTTGAGCGGTTTAAAGGCTTCCTGCTGCTGATCAGCGTTGCGGCTGTGACTTTGGTGAGCGTGTTCTATCGGGGGCGCGCTACGGGGCGGCAGGTCGAGCGCCAAGAGCGAATAGACCAAATCAACGAACAGGCGGCCAAGGCCCGTCAGGAGGTGCGCGATGTGCAGTTGGAAACGGCGGGTATGGACGATGGCGCTATTGCTGACGAGCTTAAGCGTGATTGGGTGCGCGGCCCCGGCTCGCGTCGGCGTTGAGTATTGCGACCACGCGCGTCCGGTCTATTTTGATTCTGCATTGCAGGTTGACGAAACACCGGCGCCGATTCGCCGTCAGGTGTCGGAAGGCAATAAAACTTGGCATCAACTCTGCGGGCGATAGCCGACTAGGCTTTTCTGTATGATCGGCCGTTTTGACTGGAGGGCGAAATGCACAAGGTGTGGGCGGTGATCGGTGTTTCCCTTGTCTTAGTTGGATGTGCGACGACGCAGACGCCTCTGTCTGAGGCGCGGCCTGTTCCACAAGCTTTCATCTATTCAACGAAAGCCCCCAGCTCGGACGAGGGGTCGACACTGGTTGTGATTCGTGATTCGGGAAACGCCGGGGGCGGGTGTCGATTCGGAGTCTATGTTGATGGTCAACGGGTAGCAGACCTAGACCCGAAGGAGATGATTAGTATTCAGGTCAAGTCGGGATAGAGAATTCTTGGTGTCGGCCCGGCAGCCAATAATAAGGGTCTGTGCTCATTTCATGGCGAAGAGATCAAGCGAGAAATCGAGGCCAGTTTTGCAGTCGGACAGAAACGGTACTTTCGGATGAGTATGCTCGACGGCGGCATTCTTGCCTTGTCTCCTGTATCTCAGCCATAAAACGAGGCCGCAAACAGGTTTAGCGCGGTGCCATGCCCTTGCGCAGCTTGTCGGGCGCTTCCATCAAATCCTGGACGTCGTGGTCGCGCTCAATCACACAGGGCTCCGCGCATAGTGCTTCTATGAACTCGTCGTAGAGGTCGCCTGTGATGCCGGCCGGGCGCTTGAAGTCGTCTGATAGCTGGTAGGCACGCAGCAGGATCGAGCGCAACCGCTTGACCTCCCACAGCAGGGCGATCACATCGGTGTTCCACGGCTGCCGCTCACGGATGGCGCGCAGGTCGTTTTGGGATAGGGGCGGTTTGAACGGCATGGCTGGAAAAACTGGTTGGATATCCAGTATATTCCGGCAATATAGGGGTCACTTCATTGGAGTGGCAACGAGCCTGTCGGAGGGGTACGGGACGAGGAAATCTCGGGCGGCGTCAGCCGGCGCGGTCAGCCAGTCGCCGTAGGCGCCCTCTGGCAGGATGACGACCATGCGCTTTTCCTTGCCCGCCTGGTGGTAGTCGCGGAATAGCGGGTCGTCGTCGGCGTTGATGGTCAGCAGGGTGAAGCTCTCTTGAAGCTGGCCAGCCGAATCGCGCCAGCGGTCCCACAGCCCGGCGATGCCCAGCGGCGCGCCGTCGGCTCGCGTGAAGCGGGTGGCCACCGCAGATCCTGAGCGCCAGTCGGGTTCAAAGATCGCGTCAGCGGGGATGATGCAATGCTGCGCGCGCCGCCAGGCATTGCCGAAGGTGAATGACTTGGCCGCTGTCTCGCTACGGGCGTTGAATGTCGACAGCTTGCCGGCCTTGTCCAGGCCGTCCACTTTCGTCATCGCGCTGATCAGGCCCCACCGGCCGACGACCGCCTCCCGCTCCGGCACAGCCTCGTCGCCTGCGTCATGCTCCACCGGCCTGCGGACGAACACGCCCTGGTAGCGCGGCCACATGTCGTACTTGCCGATCGTGGCCGTCTTGTCGTGCACGCCGAACTTCTTGAGTATTAGCTCGGCGTCTTTCAAGGTCTGGTAATGGCTGCACAT